TTGCATTGGAGCTTTCGCTCCAATGCTGGGGATACAAGAGAGGGAGAGAACGCGCTCTCCGCGCGTCCTCTCTCCTCCACCACTCCGCTACGCTCCGAGCTGAAAGATATTTTTAAAAAGTTTTTTAAATACCCGGTGGGGTTCGAGGTTTATTTTTTTATAAAGAAATTTAAGAAGTTGACATATCTTTTAACTCAAAGAAGATTGCTGTATATTCGATCTCTACGAAAATATCTATAATACTAGTTCCACTACTTGCTGTTGATTGACATAAAATAGTATATATCGCTTCTTCTGTTGCATTTGTTGTAGCTGATCCTTTTAAATTGGCATTTGCAAGTGGATTTGGTCCGAATATCTTTTTTGATGAAAATCCTAAAGATAATGTTACTGGTACTGTGTCGACAATACCTACTGATGTAACTTTACCAGTTGATTGTTCTGATGCTGTTACTAAACTTGATGGAGTAATTGATGTATCATCGTTTAAATAAATACAAAGGCGGGCCGCATTAGCTGCTGATGTATTTCTATTAGCTGTAATTTTTATTTTTGATCCGATAACCACATAATGATCGTAAATATTAATGATTTGGTCAAAATATAATGGTTGATGACCTGTAGAAGTGTAATCTGGGTCATATAATGAGTTAGCTCTAAATTGATAATTAACTAAAGAAGTAGTAGATGGATTTAATTGAATAGCATCGTTATATTTTAACTTGTATGTCATTTTTGGTGGAAATCCTACAATTGATCGATAGAACGGTGGTCTCTTAAATGTTGATTTTACAGGAACATTTTTAGTTTTATGGTAAGTGTATTTAGTTCTTTTTGAATTTCTTGAAAAATCTTTTTTTCTTTTGTTTGCAATTCGAATCATTTTTTTTTTAAAAGTTTCTTCTGTATATTTTTGTTACTTAGTTATATATTAAGAAAATTCTGATAATTCTTGTATTTTTTGTTTTTTTGTTTCGTAATCTAAACCTGTTAAATCAATGAATTTAGTCGGTTTTCTTTTTGTTTCACCACCAAGGAGTCCTACATTAAATCTTTCTTTTAAAGCTCGTAATAAACTTGGTTCGAAGACACATTCTTCTATTTTATAGTTTGAAACTACTACAATTAATTTTGGTCTAATGACAGCACATCTTCCTTTTATTTCACATCTAAATGGATATTTATCTGCCCATCTTCGTAAGTTTCCCATTAACCATCGATCTTCTCTATCAACTTCTTTTATAATTACTGTTTCAGTTATATCTTGTCTATAACCATCCCACCATTTAGCATCTTTAATCTTTTCGTAATGACCGGGATACATATCTTCTAATATGTGATCTTTTCCAGTACCTGGGGGACCATATAACCACAAACCACAGTGACTATCCAATTTTGCGGGTTTTGGTGCATGTAATAAGTATTCTTCATTAAGAGATGTATGAGCTTGACGGTAAATATAATAAGGAATATCATCCATCCTACCTTCTCTAGCTGCAATTCGGGCATTTTCCCAAATCTGCTGGTTGGTTTCTTTTGAACTTCTCTCCTCGGGCATCGTACCAAATTCAATGTAATTTTCATCCTTTGAGCAATAAACGCGGTTTTGTTCATGGTTTCCGTTAGCTGGTATGTATGTAGGTCCATATATTTTTTTTTGCATAAACGCTCCTCTTTGGATAGTTTCTAAATATATATAGCCTTGCCAGTGAGGTGTACCTGTTGAAGGACATATCTCTCGTCCAAATATACACCAATCTGATACTTCTCTGAAAGCTTCAAGTTTTGATAATGTTTCTTTGAACCATTCATCCGGTTTGTCTCTATAGGATTTTTTGCCCCATCGAAAAACCCATCCTCTGGATCTTTTCTTTTTAAAATCTCCAGAGTATCCTTCTTGTTCAAATTCTAAATCTTCACTTTGTTCGTCTGTCATTTTTAAAATTTGTGACAATAATTTTTTTTGGTTGAGATATTATAACGCGCGGTATAATATCTTTAGCGGTTACTTTTCTTAACGAACTTTGTCAGTCCGTCAAGGGGGTCGGGGGGAATACTAGGAAAAGTGTGTACCACTTTTCTCCCGACCCCCTATGGCTCTTCGAGCCTGACTTGTAAAATTTTTTGAAAGTGATTTTCTCAACAAAAATTTATCTTTGACGGTTACTTTTCTCAACAAAGATTTTTTAGGGTTAGGGTTAGGGTTAGGGTTAGGGTTAGGGTGTTTTAGCCAGTTAGGAAAGGGTTATTTGATCGTGTTTACCCTATCAGTGGCAATCACTTTTTTAAGTGACCTTTTGCTAGATCTATGTATGTACCTCACCTTCGGTGAGGCACCATACGCTCCGCGTACTTTTACAAGAGAGGGAGAGAACGCGCTCTGCGCGCGTCCTCTCTCCTCCACCTCTCCGCTGCGCTCCGTGCTGAAAGAAACTTTTTTTAAATACCCGGTGGGGTTCGAGGTTTATTTTTTTATAAAGAAACTTAAGAAGTATTCATATCTTTTAATTCGAAAAAGATTGCTGTGTATTCGATCTCTACAAACATTTCTACAATTGCTGATCCAGATGCTGCTGTGGATTGACATAGAATAGTGAAGATAGCTTCTTCTGAAGGGTTAGTTGTAGCTGATCCTTTTAAATTGGCATTTGCAAGTGGATTTGGTCCGAATATCTTCTTTGATGAAAATCCTAATGATAGATATAATGGTACTGTATCGACAACACCTACTGAAGTTACTTTACCAGTTGATTGTTCTGATGCTGTAACTAAACTTGATGGACCTATTGATACGTCATCGTTTAAGTAGATACATACTCTAGCTGCATTTGCTGATGATGTGTTTCTATTACAAGTGACTTTAATCTTTGATCCGATAACTACATAATGATCGTAAATATTAATAATTTGATCAAAATACAATGGTTGATGACCTGTAGAAGTATAATCTGGGTCGTATAATGAATTAGCTCTAAATTGATAATTAGTTAGAGCAGTGGTAGATGGTGTTAATTGAATAGCTTCATTATATTTTAATTTGTAAGTCATTTTTGGTGGAAATCCTACCATTGATCGATAGAATGGAGGTTTCTTAAAAGTTGACTTTACAGGTGCTTTATTCATTTTCGTGTAAGTGTACTTTGTTCTTTTTGCATTTCTTGAAAAATCTTTTTTTCTTTTGTTTGCAATTCGAATCATTTTTTTTTTAAAGTTTCTTCTGTATCTTTTGGTTACTTAGTTATATACTAAATTAAAACATTTTTCATTAGATTTTCTAAATCTTCTTGAGACGTATTTTGTACTACAAATCTACCTGGGGTTGGTCTTCTTGATTCTCCTAAAATTTGTACTACATGAAATCTCTGTTTGATAGCTTCTAACATTCTTGGTTCTTGAATACATTCTTCAATGCTGAAATTAGAAATTACTACTACTTTCTTTGGTCTGATGAACGCTACTGAGTTTTTAATCTCGCATGTAAATGGATATTTATCTGCCCAGATCTTTAAATGTTGCCACATCCAAATATCTTCTCGATCTACTTCTTCGATAATGATTGAATCGTGGTATAGTGGATCAAATCCATCCCACCATTTGTTCTTCATTTTGTTAAAATGTTTTGGTAAGGTATCTCGCACAACGTGTGACTTCCCGACTCCTGATGGTCCAAATACCCATACTCCGCAACAACCTTCGAGGTTTGCTGGACGTGGTCCGTGTCTGAGAAATAAATTATCATAGTAAGCGTAATAACGAGTATACATATCGCGAGGGATATCTTGCATTCTACCTTCTCTAGCAGCTTGTTCTGCTTCTCTCCATCTTGTTTGAGCAATTGTGCCTTGATTCTCTGGTCTTCTCGAAATTGGCATAATACCATATTCAATGTAATCCTCACCTTTTGAGCAATAAGCACGGTTCTGTTCATGATCTCCTCTGGCTACTTCAATATGTGCTCCTGGTAGTAACTTAATTAAATATGAACCTCTTTGTTGATTCTTTAAGTAAACGTATCCTTGCCAATGTTTTTGTCCGGTTGTTGGTGCAATCTCCTTTCCAAATATACTATATGTAGATGGTTCTCTAAATACTTCAATGTCTGATTCTTTAAACTCTTCGCAATGTTTGGTTAACTGCCAAGCACGTGATCTTTGATTCTTGATTGATATGTCTGTCATGTCTGACTTTTGAATTAATTTGTGAGACAAATAGATATTTTGCTAATAATTCGCGCGACTTATTAGTTTTCTTGACGAAAATTTTGGCGGTTATTTTCTTAACCAGAAATAAAGCCAGTGTATTGACTTATCAGTCTAGGGGTTTAAGGGGTAATACTGAACTACTCTCCGAGCAGTTCCCCTTAAACCCTTTTTTTTTGAAAAATTTTTTTAAGAATTTTTTTGAAGTGACAAAAGTTTTTACCCTATCAGTGGCAATCACTTTTTACCCTATCAGTGGCAATCTTGCTTCTGCTTATTTGATCGTGTTTACCCTATCAGTGGCAATCACTTTTTACCCTATCAGTGGCAATCTTGCTTCTGCTTATTTGATCGTGTTTACCCTATCAGTGGCAATCACTTTTTAAGAACTTTTTGGAA